TCGTTGAGTGGGAGGCATCGGGACTCGCCATTACATGGATGTGCGGGGCGTAGCGCAGCCTGGTAGCGCGCCTGCTTTGGGAGCAGGATGTCGGGGGTTCAAATCCCTCCGCCCCGACCAATAAAATCAAGTAGTTACGAAAATTAAAATTGTTCAGAAAAGTGGAAAATCTGAACGGGGACAAATTTTTAACGTCCTTCTCCCTCAAAAACCACGGGCAGGGGTGAGGGTTCCCTTTTCGGCTCCGGTGCCTATCCCGTGGGTTCATGCTCATTATTCCTAACCTTCACGTTTTTCTGGACACCATTGAAGCCTTTCGCCGTTTTTGACTCCCCTTAAAATATACATTAATTGGCTCGTCCGGTCGGGGGGAATGGACTTCACAAGCTCAAGAAGCTCCGGGTCATGGTCGTAGCTGAAACCGTCGTTTTTATCTTCTGACGGCGGGAATTCAACATAGGCGTGCAGCATACGCCCCGAACGATAACAAGTATTATCGCCGTCCAAAGACTCAATGGAGACATCCCCTATCGAATTTTCGATTACATATAAAAGCTCGCCCAATATGGCTTCCACTGAATGAACATGGTTTTTGACGATTGCAACAACGTCGTCAATATCTAGCTCTTCGTTTGTGCATGAACATCTTGAATTGTTCAAGGATATGATGACTTGTGCCATGCCGCGTGACCCGGCCAATAACTCTTGAATAATTCCGTCAAGCGATTGATCTGCTACGTCAAGCTTCCGTCCGCTGTCCTTATGATGATATGTCCTCTCTCCATCTGCCGACGTTTTCCGTATGATTTCGTAATCGCTCCGAAGATACCCCTTTAATTGACTGACCTTTTCCATGTTTCCGTTGCCGTCGATCTCTTCTGCTTTCGATTTCCCCATTCTTTAATCCTCCTTAAACGAAAAAAGGTCATGGAACGCTTAAGGCTTGTTGAAGGCCTTCCGGCCCTTGCGGGTGACGGATTCCATGACCAATTCTGGCTTATAGGCACAAAAAAAGACATCTGTCGGGTGTCCTTACCGTCAACAAATTTTAAGCATGTTTAGAATACCAGCTTCCGGGATAAAGTCAAGATAAATTTTTTGGCTCACGAGAATGCCCTACAATCGCCGTTCCCTCTCTGGTGCGGGTCCCAACCTTCATGATCATCTTTTTAAGCTCCCTGGCGTCAACGTCGCAAGCCTCACAGAATGAATCAAACAACCCTCCGGCCTCCATGATGAAGCTCTTGGCCTGGCTATATCCTTCGGCCTCGGGTCCGGCCTGAATCGTTTCCACGGCGTCCAGGATGACGGAAAGCCATAAACCAGGGATGCCGCTGATTTGCCTGATTTGGTCATGGAGATCGTTGTCTGTCATATTCGATAATCATTAAAATGCGGCGGTTGAAGGGAGGGCTCAACAACCGCCGCGCGCCGGGGAGAATCATGAAGCCCGGCGCTTTATATTACAGGCATTGACTTACAATGGCCGATGGAGCAGAGACGATCCTTCCCGCTCCCGGAAAGCTATTTCCGTAAAGTCTTTCAAGGGAATTTCTTTCTCGCGGAAATCGACTTGTTTAAATCCGGGGATATTCTGCTTTAACTGCTGAATCCGTTCATGGTCGCAAATTGATTCCAGCTTCATGGCTTCAAGTTCCTCAGAAGCCTTTCGACAATACTCGGCGGCCTCGGCGATATATTTCATGTTTGAAGTTACATAGATTTTTTGTCGAAGCGTCACAAGGTCCTTCGTGCCCGCCTGCTCTGAAACCAAAACGTTACTCGAAGCCCTTAATTGCTGAAATCTTTCATGGAAAAAAGCTTGCGCCTCCATGATTGCGGGGTCAATGGTCGAACTTAGGATCGCCAAATGTGGCTTTCTCGCAAGATAGAAATCGTGTTTTGCATCATCGATGGCGATTTCCACTTTCCGCACGGCGGCAACGAATCCCGTCTCTTTTGTTCGCCATTCCGCAAGGGCGGAAAGTGCAGATTCCAGCTCCCCATTTAGGCGTGAGAAGGCTTTAGATTCCGCCTTCTCAATGCGGCTAAGCTCCTTGATTGCGCTGTGACGTGCTTCATAGATTTGCTCTGATTGCTGCTTCAGAATGTTCGCCGTTATTGGGTGCTCCACAAACCATTTCGGAAAACTCTTGAGTTCTTCAGTTGACATTGTGTTCATTTTTTTCCTCCTGTGAATTATTTTTGTCATATGTGCGCCGGCGAACTGAACCAATTTTTCCGCAGGCGTAATTGGTCATGAAATATCGGCTTTGCCTGTGATTTTCTCTGAATTTTGCCTCCTTTCTGCTCTTCCAAATTGGGAGAGAATGCTTTTTCAAGGCTGGCCCAGTTCATCATGGGCAGTCCGGCCCGGAGGGCGGCGGCATAGGCGTACACCTCACAGTCTAGGGCCTCATTGCGGGGCCCGGTCAAGACCCATTCCATGCGTGGGAAACCCTTCACATAACGGGTGACAAGCTTCTCTGATGTCAGTTGAATGAAGTAATCGTCCTCGATGCCAAAGGGAAAATGGAAGCACCCTGGTCCCGGTTCAGAAATTTTCAGTCGGGAATGAATGGTTGACTTTGCCGTGTCCGTGCCGATGCTCCACAACTGAACGCCATGGGCAATTTTCTGCCCTCTCCATGTAACGTCGACCGGCTTTGGATGTCCTATGATCGGGCGGCCCCGGAAATTTGACCCCTTTATTGCCATTACTTTGGGCGATCTTTGGCGAGCGAAATTATAAACGGCTTGGGTATGGTGCCCCCCGCTGTCTATGGCGGCGCTCACAATGCGTAGCATATTACCGTTGTCATGTTCAAAGGTACGGTTCAAAAGCTGGTCTGTGTCGGCCCATACCTGAGGTTGTTCGGGATCTCCGTAGATCTCACCCCAGAAGATCAACCATGATTCCTCTCCCCGGCCCCAGGCGCGAATGACCACGGCAAGGCGGTTGTCTTGTACGTCGATTCCGGCGGTCAGAAATAAACCTCCTTCGGGGACGGTAAGGATTGAGTAGGCTTCGCAACGGTTTTTCAGGAGCACCCAATCATATTGATCCCCCTTTTCCTCAAAGACCTCGCCCAGGCGGGTATTTGTCCAGACTTTCAAACGCTCTTTGAATGTCTTCGCCTCCAAGAATTCTTTGACGATTTGCAACCAGGAGACCCAACCCAGGGGAGAATAGAGAGAGGAAATCTGATAGCCGCGCTTCTGACGTTCTGGATAGGTCGGAATCCATCGGCCCTTTTCCAGCATGTCGGTCTTATTGTGTTCGTCAATCTGTCCATGGCAGGCGGCGCACTCATACCAGACATCAACAACCTTGCCGTGCTCGTCCCTGGTGAATTTGATTCCGAAGTCGGCCCCAGGTCCTCCCCATAAAAGGCGCTGATAATGCCCGCAATGGGGGCATGGGACATGGTAAAATCTTTGATCGGATTCCAGAAAAGACCGCTCAATTCGGGAAACTCCTTTGATTGTGGGCGTGGAGACCTCGAAAATCTTTTTTCGGTTCCCATAGGTATCCGTCCGGCGCTTTGCCAGTTCCGCCGGGTCTCCCTCGCCGCCTACGTCGTGTTCAAACCCGTCTATATCGTCCAAAAACAGATACTTGATTGACTTTGACCGGAAGAAAGCTCCGCTGTTGCTGCCAGACAAGAACAGAATCCCGCCGGGAAATTCCTTCGTTTGAATCGTGTTCCCGCTATCGCGCGTTCGGTGCTCCTTCACCTTGTTTTTCAGACGGGGTGTTTCCTGAATGGTGGGTTGCAGCTTCTGTTTGGAGTGATCCTTGGCAAGCTCGCAGGTGGGAAAGACCATCATCACGGGACCGGGCGAGGCGTCGGCTACAAAGCCAAACCAATTATTGCCGATCTCAGTGAAACCGAGTTGCGTTCCCTTCATGGCGCAAATCTCCTGAACTCGGCTTGAGGGTGACAGGGCGTCCATGATCTCCCGGACGTAGGGCGTCCGACTGCTGCGGTACTTCCCCGGCTCGCTGCTGCTCTTTTTGGGAAGCATCCGGTAAGAGTCGGCCCATTCGGTAACGGTAAGATCAGGATCGGGGCGGAGACCGGCATTGAAAGCTTCGGTGTAGATGGTGGCGGCGTCTAACATTTTCACCTTACCCCGTAATGTCTGAAATACTCAGTTGATTAAGATCATCATTTGTGAAATTCACGGCTTGCTCTTTCCTGCCCAGAGACCAATCCTGCTTGACGTTAAATCCGACGCTCCGCTCGTATGGGGTATCTTCGAGAATTTCATAAATATATGGCTTCCCGAGCTTTTTCACCATTTTGAACTCATTGGCGGTTCCCTTCGAGACTCCATCATGAATGATCAGAAAATGCGTAGATTCCTTGATGACCTCTTTTGCCCGATGCTCAAAAGCCCCTCGTAGATAGCGGAAATTGAGAAAGTGCACGATCAGAGGGATTCCAAGCTCTTTCGCTACTCGTTGCGCCACCTCGCTGACCCCTTGCGGCTCCTGGCATGTGCTGATATAGTCCGGCCTCCATTTTTCGATCGCTTCCAGGAGGATAATTTTGACCCGCTCATCCTTCAGGGACCGGCTCCCAAATACGCCAACAACGACTTGCCTTTCTTTTTTCATCGGCTCAATTCCTCCTTGGATAACTCCTCAAGGACCTGGCGGATCTCCCCAATTAAGAGTTCCGTCACCCTGCCTTGATCACTTTCGGCGGCGAGGATCGGCGATATTCTGTCGGGGATGTTCAGAAGGGCATCCCTGACCAGGCGAGCCTTGTTGAAGGCGGCCACCTTGACTTCTTCGGCTTCGACAAGGCGGCCTGTTTTCTCGTCAAGAGTGATTTTCAACAGCGCGGTTTTAAATCGCTCTTTCAGGGTTCGGGCCTCCTGGAAACTGAGACCGGAGGTCCCGGCCTGGGCTGCTACCTGGGCTTGCTGCGCTTCCGACGGCTTCCCGACGGGTAAAATAACCTTTTTAACCTGTCCCTGGGTGGCTGAACCCTGTCCAACAGGTAAAATCTCATCTCCAAGAATCTCCCTACGGGTGATGACGTTCCGGGCTAGGGCCTGGTCCGCCTTCTCGCGGTTGATGAAAAGAAGGCGTCCCTTTCGGATGATCGCCTTCTCCGGGATCGCTCCGTTGGCGAGGTAACGACGGATAGATCGTTCGTGAATTCCCCGGTGTTTGGCATATTCTGAGACCGTTAATTTGATCATAGCTCATAACTCGTTGATTTCAATGGCGTTAATTTCTTGTCCTGTGCCTGGGCGAATATCGCGCCCTTGGAACGACCCGCACGCGCACATCTCTGGAAGGACCCGTTAGGCGTTCACGGGCTGTGCTATCTTCGCGGCCCTTAGCTCCTCGGCATATTGAAGCGCGGCCAACTGCACACGCAACAAAAGAACGTTGGATTTTTCCGCAAGGCGTTCAATCTCCCGACTACAATCGTTAATCTCAACAGCTAAATCCTCGGCCTCAATAAAGGCTTGCCCCAATAGTTCCTCAATTGAATTTTTCATCTTTGGTCTCCTTTCAGCTTCCGGGTGAATATCGGATAAGCCGGGGAAGCGCGAACCTCCCCGGCATTTATTTGTCCTTATCTTCGCGTTGCCAACACAACAAAGGGCGACACTCGGTCTTTGCCTTTGTATGGCGTCAAAGGTGATGACCATCGGGGTTGTCCGTCGAAGTAATAGATGAAGCGGTAAACATCTTGATCATTGATGAAATTGACGTGGATGCTCACGGCCTCGTCAATACCGCCCTTGTTGGCTGTCACATACTGCGACCAATCGGCAAGAATGATGTCGCCGACGGTCCCCAGGGTTTCGCACTGTTCAACCTCAACAACCGGCGCGCCCTTGATTCTCATGACGCCCTGGGCGTCGTAGGTAATAAAGCGGGGGCTTGTATTGTCAGACCCGACAACTAAGGCGTCAAGCTGCTCTGTCGTATTGCGATTGACCATCCAAACAGCGCTATCTCGGCGTCCGGCGTAATGCTTCCACATCTTCGAGATGTTTGCAGCGAGGATTGTTTCTTTGACCTGTCCTCCTTCCTTCGGTACTGTAATCAAACATCCTGCCTTGAGGATGCCTAGCGGCTCATTCGCTCCGGTCCCGTGAATACATAAGTCTTGACACTTGAAAGCTATTTCTTCGCCGAAAAGCTGTAACATCTCCGCGCCGAAAGCGGTAACATTGCGCGAAATCTCCCCGGATGCGTACGCAAGGCCAACTAATTTCGACGGTACAAGACGCACTTCCCGAAATACGGCCTTACTGGTGGTGATCTCTTCCAGTTCCTTGGCAGTATAAATCCGGATGCCGCCGGTTCTGGCTCCCGTAAGCCTTGATTCTTCGTCAATGCCGTAGATGCTTAACGATTGAATCCCTGCATCAAGGGTGCGCGGTGCGGTCCTGGGCAAGATTTCTGAATTGTTGAAACCGTTAACAACCAATTCAACGGCGCTTTCCGTTTGCATGAGAAAACCACCGGCGGAGGACGTTGCAATGGAAAGTCCGCCGGATGCTGCGGCGCGGGTTTCCCTCAATGCCCGTTCCCGGTTCTGGCATTGCTCGATACGGGACCGGGCGGCGCGAAGCTCTGATTTTGTAATGTCGGCGCTTCCGGCCTGGGTAATCGCCTTGATGTCTAAAAGCTGTTGACCTAAGGCCATTGCCGTGGTTCCTCGATAAACTCTATCTTCTTTTCTCGTGTTCATACCAAATTCCTCCATAAAGTTAAGTTGTTGAAAGTTTTCCAAACCAGTCTTTCCAATCCTTCATCGTCATCATAATCAAGTCGCTGTCGTGCTGCTGCCCATGTATGTGAACCACTACGAGGGGTGTTTTTCCCATTGGGCAATTCCTGACGGCCTGGTCCATAAAACCTGTTCCGGCAAATTTAAGCCGGCTCTTCACCTCGACAGCGAAGGGTCCGGCCTCGATGTCGTGGCCTCCCATGATCCCTTTCCTAGTGCCGCACAAGCGTTTGGCTATGGCCTGTTCACAACGTTTGCCCCTGTCCCGGTTCGTCTTCGGGTTCATTGGTTTTCGCTCCATGCCGGGCAATCCGGGCGCTCGGGGCACTTCTCACAATATGATGCCTTGTAGCAATCGCCGTCGTGCGGACAAGGGTTGCTCATGGCCTCCGGCGGGGGTGCGGTTTCCACCGCCGGTTTCTCGGAAGCAGGGGCGGAGGGTTCGGCGGCCTTGCCTTTTTTCGTGGACTGTCGGGCCTGGGCCTGCTCCTGCCGCGCTGCCCACTTCCGAAACTCGACAAGGAAAGCGGGTATATCCTTTGCGGCCTCGGACTTGATCTCCTCAACAGTACGCTTGAAGTGTCCAGAGCATAACGAAAGGTACTTTTCCAGGTGTTGCCGGTTAATTGTGGCGGGGATTTGACTGTCGAACGTGGGCGCGTGGGCTTCCTCCTGGCCAACGTCGATAAAAGGCACCTCGTCGGCAATGGGGCGGCCTTCCTCTTCGGCATAAAGCTGTTGAAACTCGTCCGGCCAAAGGGTTCTTAGTCCCTGGGCCTCGGCGACCTTGGCAATCATGGTGGGCTGATTCTCCGGCTGCCAGAAGCGCGTCAGTTTGCCCTCAGAGGTCTTTTTCAGGTATCCAGACAAATTCACTTCGAGGCGGAAAGGGGTTGTCCATCCTTCCGGCTGTGCCTCAAACCATCCGCCAACAAGCTCTTCGTCTTTCAATACCAGGCCATAAGAATCACGGACCTGGCCGTCTTTCGTCTTGACGATCACGCCTTTTTTCCATCCATTGCAGTCTTTCTGTGCCCGTGCCCGTTTGCGGAAAAAATCCACTGAGGTGATGATTGCGGCGTTTTCCTTCTCGGTGTACTTCACGAGGTAACAATCCTTGACGAGCGGATTCAACCGACGTGCCCGGCAAATGTTCAAAAAGTACATAAGCTCAGGCACTGTGACCAATTCGCCCTTGCCCTGGACAAGGTATTTCTTCACGATCTCCGGGGTCAACCGGACCTCCTGGCCGTCGGCGGCGGCATAGACAACGGTTTTTTCCTCTTTGGGGGCGGTTAATGCTTTCGTTTCCATAAGTTATATCCTCCTATCTCAATACGGTTTTCGATGTTTCAAATATCCTGATTCCGGCGATTTGCCTGACGCCCATGCGGATCGCGTCCCGGACCCGCTTCTCATCAAGGATCAAGTATGCACGGGGGACCTGTTCGATGTCGGCCAACTCAAACTCCCATGCCTTTCTCTGGAAAGCCGCGCCCGTCTCGGTCCTGGTGACGTTTTCGGCCTTCGGGATAACGGGGGCCATAACAGTCGGGGCTTCGATCTCGGCGGCTTTTGCCTCCTCCTCGGCCTTTTTCCGGGCAACCTCGATCTCGGCGGCCTCCCGGGCCCGGCGCTCCTGTTCCTGGGCGGCGGTCTCCGCTTCCCTGGCCCGGCGCTCCTGGGCTTCCCTTTCAAGGCGCGCCCTGGTCTCCATTTCCGCTTTCCGGGCGGCCTCCTCCCGGGCGAGGCGGTTTGCCTCCTCCGCTTCCCGGCGCAACTTCTCCTGAAGCTCCTGGGCGGCCCGGCGGGCTGCCTCCTCCGCCTTGCGGCGCTCCATCTCAATCCGGGCCTGATAGATTGAGACCTTGTTCTTGATCGCCGCTTCCGCCTCGGCAAGGGGATCACTCAGGACCTTGCAAAAGGCATTGACGGCCCGGACAAACTCCGTCGGGTCGGCGATAACCTCCTTCCGGCGCGTTTCGATGATACGGGCGGCCTTCTTCGCTTCATTACCCAACGATACGGCCCGTTTCAGAGACGGATCGTCGGAAACCTCTACCGCGTTGGCGTCCGTTCTGATACGCTCCGCCAAAGCGGCAAAGTCCTGAAATCTCTTCTTTGCCGCGGGTAGATTGAGGGGGTTTTGTTCCAAGACAACCATCCCTGCATCATCAAGATTGCCTTCCCAGGGGGGCGCCGGCGCCGGCGTGGGAGGTCCTCCTGCCTCATGTGCAACTTGCGAAAAATCCAGCATATTTCTCTCCCTTCCTATGAATTAAAAAAGCGATAAGCGGTTAAACAGCTTAAAAACACATTGAAATCCTGCAAGGCGCTTTCCTCGTACCAATCCATCCGGGGCGGTTTCCCTTCGGGATGCAGTCTCAATGAACCAATTTTATCCGGGAAATATCCGGCTTCCCGGCAAAGGTGGGCGTAGGCGGCAAGCTGCAATCGCCATGTCTTGCTTTTCGTGACCGGGCTTTTCAGGTCAATCAAAAGGCGTTCACCTTCATGTGAGATAACAAGTAGATCAGGGTGCCCGACGAATCCGAAATGATCATCAAGCAATTCCAGTTCGGTAAAAATACACTCTTTAACCACGGCCTCGAACCATAGGCGGAAACTCTGAACGTATCCGGCAATGGCCCGGTCCTCCTCGCTCATGGGGAAAAATCCGATTTCCTCCGCAATGGCCCGGCAAGCTTCATGAACACGGGTTCCTCGTTCGGCGGCCCTGGTCAGAACGTCCTCCGGGACGTGATCAAATTTTGTCCAGGGCGCGATTGCCATTGTCACTGAAGGTGTCAGCATGACATGACCCTCCATCCATTGCCTTCATAGATTTTTTGCCGCTTCCGGGCGGCGGCCATAAGGACGGGGTTGTTGTCCAGGTAGTCAAAGACCTTCGCGCTATGCTTCCCAGGCGCCGGTCGTAATACGCGCCCCAAGTATTGGATCACGCGCCCGGAGAAGGATATGGGCGTTGCCATGAACAGTGTTGACAGTTCCCGGCAATCGAAGCCCTCCCCGATGAGCTGGCCCGTGGCGACAAGGACCGGGACTTCCCCGGTGTTCAAGCGTTCAATAACTTCTTGGCGGTCCCTTGGTGAATGCCGCCCGTGAAGCAGTTCGGCGTTGATTCCCTGGCGGCGAAGGAGAATCCATAACCGCTCGCAATGTTCCCGGCGGTCGGTCAGCAGGAGGCAGACCCCTCCACCGTTCCCGGCTTCCCGCGCTACATCGACGGATATAAGGCGATTGCGGTCTCCATCCTCGGTCAATACAGAAAGGCCCGTTGAATATTCAGCGGCCATGTCAAGCGGCGGGACGTACCCGGTCGGCCTCAAGATCACTTCCGCCGGTACGATGTGACCCGCCTCCTGCAAGTCAACCTGGTCAATTCGGTGAAGGCAGTCTCCAAGATGCCAAAAGATAAGCTTTGAAAGTCCGTCGCGCCGGTATGGGGTAGCAGATAGCCCCAACATATACTTGCTATCGAAGGCGGTGACGGCCTCCGTGAACGTTCTTGAAGGCGTCCGATGGCACTCGTCAACGACCAGGTGCCCGAAGTGGTGTTTGAGTTCCCCGGCAATGGGGTAGATTGAATTTACGATTCCGACGGTGATCTTTTCGCCGATCTTCTTCTTGCCGCCGCCGATGATGCCGATGTCTGCTTTTGGTATCCCCAGGAAGGTTTCTATGCGGTCGCCCCATTGATGCAGGAGTTCTTTCGTATGGACAATGATTAAAGTCGGTTGCCGCCGATCGGCAATGATCTTCAAGGCCATGACGGTTTTTCCGGATCCCGTGGGCGCTGACATGGTGCCCTCGTCGGCCTCCATCATACGGTCAACGGCCTCCTCCTGGAAGGGTTTCAGTGCCCCGGCAAAGGTGAAATCCACTTCCGGCAATGTCCGGCGCTGATCGGTGATCAAGATTTCCCCGTGCTGCCTGGCAAGAGATACCAACTGAGGCAAAAAGCCCCTGGGGACAGATAGGCGGCCTCCCGGTTCGGAATGGTAGAAATACAGCTTTTCAGAAATCCTCCCGGTCCATCGGCCCATTTTCTCAGCTTCGACATAGGCGGGGTTGTCCATCGTAAGCCGCGCCTTGATCTCCTGGCAAAGGTCGGATGGTAGCTCGGTCAGAATGAGATGATTCGAAATTTTGATCTTCATAAATTTATTGCCTCTAAGCCAAGTGCGTCATGTCAGATATTTTAGTCTGGTCGGGCAAGTCTGGTCTGGTATGGCAACCCCCCCCTTTAGGGGGGTTGCCTGCCCAGACTGGGCAGTTGTTTCATCAAGGGTTTTTGCCATAACTGCCACAACTGACAAACTCACGATATTTAAGGAAATTCTCTTTTTCATGGTCGGCATACCTGCGTTTATTTTTTTTCAAATTTTCTAAAAAGGCCGTTGCCACAACTGCCACACCAGACCAACTTGTTAATATCATTCTATTTTCAATCCTTTGCGTATCCATTTGAGATTTTTGGATTGTGGGTCTGATCGTTCGACGATATGGGGTGAACCTCCGGCGGTTGCAAACGCCAAAAATCCCCGGATTTTTTTATCACCTATCCCGGTTTTTTCTTTGAACAGCTTCTTAAACTCCCTAGCTTGCATTTCTTTGTCTGCAAGGATTTCAAAAGCCATTGGAAGGTATGTATCAAGCTCCGGTGCTGTTTTACTCGCCTTTGAGGTCTTTTTCGTTGCCAGGATGTCAAGACGCTCCTCGAAGCAATAGCCTTCGGTGTCCTCATTTTCCGTCCATAGAACTGTGAATGGTTCTTGAGGTCGATAATTGCGTAAGCTTGTTTCAATGACAAAAGCATCATCTTCCGTGGCGTGGGTGGTCATTACGATTGATGCGTCATAGTCCCTGGCAAGCACGCCGGCCCCGGCTCCTCGGTCTGTTATTGACCGGTCGCCTGGCGTACCTTTGGGGTCGTGGTGGGCATAGATGATAGCGGCTCCGGTATCTTCGGCCAGCCTGTCAAAAAGTTCCAGTGTTCCTTTCATGCCGTCTGCACCGTTGCTGTTCTCATCGCCGGTAAGGACTTTATAAAGCGGGTCGAAGCTGATAATGTCGGCGTGAAGAATCCTGGCGCATAGCCCAACTTTTTCAATGCCTTCTGGTCCAGATATGTTCCGACCTCGGGCGTTCAGTATCTGAAACCTGTTTTCCAGGTCTGAGGGGTTGATTGACATTGCCGGACACATGCGGAGAAGACGGCGGTGAAAATGATGCTCTTGAATTTCAAATTGGACATGCAAAACCTTTCGCGGCTTTGAGATACGCCAACCTAAGAATGCTCTTCCGGCGGCTATTGAGAGTAGCATTTGCAGCAGGAAAAACGTCTTTCGGGATTTCGATGATCCGATAAGGACAACCTTGTCACCTCGGTCAAACACGTCAGACAATATTTGATCCGGGTCTTTTGGCGGTTCCAGAATCCACGAGGCGGCATTTTTCAAAAGGGGAAATATATCTCTCGCTTTTCCCTGCGCCGCCGCCCGCTCCTGGACTTGCCGGCGTATTTCCTCCCTTGAAATCCCGTCAGCTTGGATTGAAGCGCGCTCCTCGTCGGCTAACTCTTGGTCGGCGAGATTGCGGCGCGGAAAGGCTTCAACTGCCTGGTTCATGGTCGCCCCGTTGCTCAAGCGATATTGCCGGTGCCGCTCTTTCCGCCGCCTTCGCGGAGAACCAGTTTTCAACCTCTGAATCAAGCCAACCGACGGAATTACCGCCTAACTGAACCCGTCGGGGGAATTTGCCTGCCCGCTCCATTCGCCATACAGTGGCATCTGAAAGCCCCACCATTGTCAAAAGCTCGGGTTTCCTGATTATTCGCGCCATACATTCACCTCCAAATAAAAAATGCCCATCAAGGACTTGCCTTGACGGGCATTGAAGCATGGTGACAAACGTTAAATCAAGAAAAGCTTAGTCTCGTCAATATGTTATGTCCCCCGATATTTGCGGGACATAAAAAATTTAAGGGACATCACCTCAATTATTAGATATATTTTACGGGGTCGCTTTCGCGTTGATTCTGCTTCTTCTTGGTCTCGTAGTTCTTCCTGCATTGGTCGCTGTAACAAATTGCCCTTTTTGTATCTTTTGCAAAGAAGAACTTTTTGCATAGCGGGCATCTTTTGATCCTTTTTGTGTTCATCACGTCTGCCGCCAGATAATCGATCAAGAGATTGCATGGCAATCCGTCAAGATACGCCGGGAATGCGGCGTCATTTTCCTTGTATTCGTAAGCATAAATCACTTTTCCTATTGGTCGGCGGGTGTCGCCGGTGAAAACGGCCTCTTCAAGCGAAAGCCTTTGATAATTTGCCAGGATTTCCTCCAGGTAGCGGCAACCGTCTTTTGGTAAGTCATCAAGTGCGGCAACAAATTGAATGTGATCGCATTCCAGGCATGTGAGGCGCGGTCCGGTCCATTTTGATTCGTTCAGGCCTCCGCTTGCCGTAACTAAGCCCTTTTGCGACAGAACATTCATCTTTGTAAGGCTACATGGACATCTTGACGCTACGGTATATCTATAAAGTTCGTAGAATGCAGAATCAAACATATTTCTAAGTTGTTTTTTCTTTGGCGGGAACGATTCTTCATACCCTATCACCTTTGCAATAAAGGCGTCCTTTTGAGAAGTGTCGCAAAATATTTTTTTCGCCTCTTGCGGTTCAACTTTATTGACTTCGATGGTCAGTTTGATTTTTATATCTAGGATTCCATATGGAACCCCTGCGTATTCCCATTGATATGCGCTCCCTCCTGTATCCCGATATTTTTCATCAATGAGGGCCTTTTCAATATCATTCAGTTTTTCAGTTGGTTGTTGTGGCGTATTGGCGTATAGTAAAATAATATCCTTTAGTAGATCGAGATTAAATCCGTAATTTCCTTTTTTCATTGTTTTTACCTCCTTGTCTCAAAAAGAATTACATTTTGCTGAGGATCAGTTAGGCCAAGGATTTCCTGCAACCGTTTTTCCCAACGTGCCAAAGCTTGGCGCTTTTCCTCATCATAGGAATGACGGTTATAAATGCCCATGACCCCTTGCAGCTTATGACCCAAAAGGCGCTCGGCGACCATATCCGAAACCCCGACCTCCGCTAACCTGGTCCGGACTGTTCGCCTCAGGTCATGGGGGGTGAAGGGCTGAATAATTTCGATCTCCGCCCGATGTCTCCTAAGGGAATTCGCCAAAGCACCGACGGTAATAGAAGCATCTTCTTTTCGTGGTTTCGCTTTTTGGGGCCTCTTAAATCCATACAGTGGGCTTCTTGCCGACACAAAAACATACTGGCTGTTGACGCTGTATTTTTTTGCCTGGTCAATCAATTCAGCCATTGTCGGAAGTATGGGCACTCGGTTTTCATTTCTCGTTTTCGTCAATTCCGCCGGTATGGTCCACCAGTCATTTACGATATGCTCCCATTTCATCCCAACCACTTCTCCGGGCCTCTGTCCGGTCAAGAGGATCGCTTTCAAGGCGAGTTTTACGAGGTGATAAATGTCAACATCTGTCCTTTCCAGGTCCAGGCAGTTCCAGAGGGTTTTGATTTCATCATCCGTCAAAACTCTTTCCCTCGTGCTTTCTTTCCCGCGCCTCATTCCGACCAGGGGTGAAAAATCGATTATCCCGCGCTCACTGGCAAAGTTGAACATCCTGACCAAAACGCCTTGCAGCCTATTTGCCGTCACCGGCGCTCGTTCCCTGACTTCGTCAATGAGAATGACTGCATCCCGGCGTTTAATGGAGGAGACTTTTCGATTTTTCCAAGAGGGGAGGGCGTCTTTTTCGACAAGCCTTTTTCTTTCTTTGCATGACGGAGTTTTGCTCAATTCCTTCTCCCAAAATTCATCAAGCAAGTCTTTGAATGTCGGTTCTGATTTGCGTTTTTCCTTTTCTGCGTTTTGCTTCTCACTTGGGTCAATTCCTCTCTCAACATCCTGAATAGCCAATGCGTGTTTTTCCCTGGCCTGGGCAAGGCTGACCGTGGGGTAGTGTCCAAGAGTAAGGCGCTTTGGTTTTCCATCAATTAAAAAGCGGCAAGTCCACACTTTTTTGCCTGTCGGCATGACACGCAAGGCGAGACCTTTTATGTCAAGAACATCATACCTATTCTTCTTGACTTTAAGTCTTCTAATCGCTAAATCTGTCAACGGCATTCCGGCCACCTCCAATCAATTTCTTGTCCCGCTGAAAACGGGGACAAAACGGGGACAAATTTTTAGCCCTTAACGGGAGTTCAATAGTTGAAAAAGAATATAGGGCAAAAAGCTTGTAATGTCAACAAAATATAAATCTACATTGAATAGGTTTGAAAAGAACTGAAGCACCATAAACAACGGTTTTTTTTGCTTTGGGAGCAGGATGTCGGGGGTTCAAATCCCTCCGCCCCGACCAATGATAATGCCATCACGGCGCAGCCGATAGAACAAGGAGCTAATTAATGAGTGAAATAAAAGAAGGAACCATCAGCCGGGAAAAGAAGGGCTATGTATTTTTGATCGGCGTCCATCGGGCTACGAAGATGAATGCCTTTACCTGGGATATGCTGGTGGATTTGTCCCGGGCGTTCGGGGAATACGAGGAGGACCGGGAGATGCGTTGCGCCGTTC